TATTATTATAGTATAAAATGCCGGGTGGCCTTTTACAATTAGTTAGTCAAGGACAACAAAATATAATATTAAATGGTAATCCAACAAAATCTTTTTTCAAATCAACTTTTCATCAATATACCAATTTTGGACTTCAGAAATTCCGTGTTGATTATGAAGGATCAAAAACATTGAGATTAACAGAAGAATCAAGTTTGACATTCAAAATACCTAGATATGCTGACCTTTTAATGGATTGCTATATATCTGTTGCTTTACCAAATATTTGGAGCCCTATTCTTCCACCTCAACAAATTACCGAACAAACAACCTCACAAGGTCTTGGAAATATTGAGCAATGGGCTCCTTATGAATTTAAATGGATCGAAAATATTGGTGCTAAAATGATTTCAAAAATAAGTATTACTTGTGGAAATTTTACTTTACAAGAATATTCAGGTGATTATTTATTAGCTTCGGTTCAACGCGATTTTAATTATGATAAAAAAGAATTATTTGATAAAATGATCGGTCAAGTTCCCGAACTAACAGACCCGGCTAATTCAAATTCTCGTGTTAATTCATATCCAAATGCTTATTTTACCGGAGATTTGGCTGGACCAGAACCTTCAATTAGAGGAAGAATTTTATATATACCATTAAACAGTTGGTTCGGATTAAAAACACAAATGGCATTCCCATTAACATCGCTTCAATATAATGAGTTACATATAAATATTACATTTAGACCAATTAATCAATTATTTACTATTCGTGACGTATTTGATGCAACAAATAACTATCCAAATGTATCACCTAATTTTAATTTGTGGTATATGCAATTTTATCGTTTTTTACAACCTCCTCCTGATGTTGTTATTGATATAAATTCATATTCAGATCAAAGAACATTATGGAATTCTGATGTACATTTAAACTGTACTTATTGTTTTTTATCAAACGATGAACAAAGATTATTTGCTATTAATGAACAAAAATATTTAATTAAACAAGTTTATGAAAGAATAATTCCGAATGTCACCGGACCGAATAAAGTACCATTAGATTCATTAGGTATGGTTTCCAATTGGTTGTTTTATTTTCAACGCAGTGATGCAAATTTAAGAAACGAATGGTCCAATTACACAAATTGGCCATATAATTATTTACCATTAAATGTTATACAAGCTCCTACATCAGGAAGTTATACGATTTACAGAACAATCAATGGTAATTTAACACCAGTAGATATTGGACCCGGTGTTAATCCTGATGGAACACTAACAGGCATTGTAATTAATCAAACGTACAATCCTCAAAATGATAAATTAATATTAATTGCTATGGGTATATTATTGGACGGTTCTTACAGAGAAAATATACAACCAGCCGGTGTTTTCGATTTTATTGAGAAATATGTAAGAACAACAGCAAATGCTCCTTCTGGATTATATTGTTATAATTTTGGCCTTCATTCAAATAATTCTGATTTACAACCGTCTGGAGCTATCAATATGAGCAGATTTAATCAAATTGAATTAGAGTTCACTACAATTATTCCTCCATTGGATCCACTTGCGCAAAGTTTGACTATTTGTGACCCGGAAACGGGTTCAATCATAGGCCTTAATAAGCCCACATGGAGGATATATGATTATAATTTTAATTTACATCTGTTCGAAGAAAGAATAAATATGGTACATTTTATTGGGGGTAATGTTGGTTTAACTTATGCTACTTAAAAAGAGTTGAATTTGACGCTGGTGGTGTTGTCTCATAAAATAGTCCAGTTGCTGATACTGTTGTAGGATATTTTGTTTCGAAAGATGTCATATATGTATCCGGATTTGTATCCGTTGTTGTATCCGAACCAAAATTATACTTATCTGCGATACTTCTTTTTTTGTTATACAATTCTAATCCTTTATTAAAAGAATCTGTCCACTGATCTAATCCTTCATATGGTCTATTAATTTGTGCATCTTTTGAATTTGGGTATATTTGTGCGAAATTCACATTATGATTGTTATAACCTGTTGTTAATGGACTATATTGTAGTCCTTGATTTTGTCCTAATTTTCCGGCACCATCATACGGGTCAACTTCCTTTGTTTGACATACTGTTTGTTTTGTAGGGCCAGGATTACAACCTTGACAATCTATATCAGAAGTACATTGTTCTTTTGTAAGTAAACATTTAGCATTTGGTCCACAAAAATTCTTACAACTAACAGGATCGTTTATTGGTAAATTAACTGTATGACTGTATTCAGATGAATTTGTATTATTATAATTTATTCTTGCATTTTCAGGAAAAGGTATTACTTGTTGTGAATATTTTTCAAATTCTGTTAGTCCCTCTACTATTTTTAAACTTTTACAAACTGAAGAACCATATATTATAATAAACCTAAATAATAATAAACATAAAAATATATATAATATTGTATATTTAAAATCAAGTGCCATATATACAATTTAGATTTTATTTATATCATTTCAATAAAATAAATAAGTATTGTAATAATTTAATATATATTTATTATAACAAATGTCAACAACCGAAGATACAAGCGCAATTGATGAAAAAAAAAACGAAGAAACAACCACTTCAGTTACTTCTTCTGATTTTAAAAAATTTATTTTAAATTATTTATCAAGTATTATTTTTACTATTGGTATAACTATTTTTGTTATTGGAACATTTGGATTATATACAACTAAGGTTGCTCAAGCAAATATTTTACCCGATAATATTGAATTAGCCCCTTATACAGTGTTTGATAGAATAGTTAAAGATGAACCAATTGATATAAATATTATGAGACCATCTTTTTTTTCTGAAAGTAAAGATATATTATCACAAAAAGCTTTATTTAATTCTCAAGAATATTTAGACAGTTTTAATAAGAGTTTTTTATGTTCTTTAAAAAAAAATGCTAATGATCCTAAGGGAGGATTGTCAGCAAGTGCTTCATTATTTTTCTCTTCTGTTTATGATAATATTGTTGCTAAAAACTTTCTTGCGATAAATACTATTTTTTATTATTTAAGTTATCTTCCTGAGTCAGCCATTATGTTTATTTATGGATTTTTTGGAATATTTTTATGGATTATGTTATATTTTTTTAATATTTGTATAAGCATTTTTTATCATATTATAAATATACCACAATTATTTAGAAATGTTTCTTCTGAAAATGATACAAAATGGGAATCAAGCGAAAATATAAGTTTTTTTAGCATAAAATTATTATTATTTTACTTTATTTGGTGGTGGATTGGATTAATATCAATATTTGTAACACCTATATTTTTCACATTTTATGGGTTAATATCTCCCTTGTTTGCTACATATAAAGTAAAATCAATAAATAAACAAATGAATATTGGCGATTTTATTAAAAATACTTTTGCATATAAACAATTTTTCTTTATTATTCTTGCAACAATAAGTTTGTTTTCAAATGGAATTACTTATCTAGGAAGCAATTCAATTATTGGTATTGTGATTGCTATAGCATTTGCTTATTTTATGGGGTTATATACAAATGAAATGCCTTCACCAAATATTGATGGATTTAGCAATAAAATAAAACAAAATATGAAACAATTAATTGTTGAACCTATAAATTTTAACCATCCTGAATTGGTTGAAATATGTAAACCTATACCTATTGATGATCCAAAAATTGAAAATAAAATTAAATCAGGAGAATACAGAGAACTAACAAAACCAAAAGAAGTTGGAGGTCAAATAAATGAACATAATGATAATTTAACTTCACTTGTACCACAATTACAATATGGTGGTGGTAAAAAGGTAAAAAAATATAATATAAGATTTGTTTAATTATTGAAAAAATAAACAATTTAAATATTAACTATTATTTATATTTAAGTATGAGTAAAAATAAAAACAAAAAAAAAAAAACAAAGATATTACCATTTGTTAGTTTGTGTACTCCAACATTCAACAGAAGACCTTTTATTCCGTTTTTAATAAAATGCTTTGAACATCAAACATACCCAAAAGATAGAATTGAATGGATAATTATTGATGATGGAACTGATCCAATTGAAGATCTTATAAAAGATATACCCCAAGTCAAATACTTTTACTATGATAAAAAAATGCTTCTTGGTGAAAAAAGAAACTTGATGCATACAAAATGCAGTGGTGATATTATAATATATATGGATGATGATGACTACTATCCTTCTGAACGCATTTCACACGCGGTTGAAACATTACAAAAAAATTCGCAATATTTGATTGCTGGTTCATCAGAAATGCATATTTATTTTGACTCTAAAAATACGGTTTATCAATGTGGTCCATATAAACAATATCACTCAACAGCTGCAACATTTGCTTTTAAAAAAGAATTATTGTCTCAAACAAAATATGATGATAATATTGCTTTAGCAGAAGAACATAAATTTACAAAAGGATATACAATACCTTTAATACAATTAGATCCTTTAAAAACAATATTGGTATTTTCTCATAAACATAATTCTTTAAATAAAGAAAAATTATTGGAAAATCCTGAACAAACTAAAACAATTTTATCACATTATAATGTTAATGATTTTATAAAAGATCCAATTTTAAAACAATTTTATATGTTTGATATGAATACTCTTTTAGAAAAATATGAACCTGGAAGACCAGAAAATAAACCAAAATTATTAGAACAAATTAAAAAAATAGAAGAAGAAAGAGCAAAAAGAATGGAAGATCATAATAAAATGTTACAATCACAACAAAAATTATTATATTATAAAAACAATGAAACACTTTACAACGAATATGAAAAAAAACTGTCTGATAAAAATATATTAATTAGTGAACTTCT